CCTCGGCGACTTCGTCACCACCGTGCAACTCATGACCGGGACAGGGTTAACGTCCTCCCGCCTTGAAACCGTCCTACGGACGAACACCAACCGCGCCATGACCGAGGGCAGCGCCGAAGTCCTACGGGATGAGCGGGTGCAGGCTTTCGTCCCGCTGGTGCAGTTCAGCGCCACCAAAGACCCGCGCACGCGGGACACGCACCGCGTTTTTGACGGCTACGTCGGGACGATGGCAGACTTCGACCGCCTTGGGATTGCCCCGCCGCTGGGCTTCAACTGCCGCTGCGCCATCATTCCCGTCCCTGCCGCCGAGGCGATGCGCGAGCGATGGACGCGCCCGAACGGGACGATAGACCCAGCCGCTATTGCCAAGCACAACGGAGCGCGTCAGCGCCTAGTGGACACGCGCCAAGTTCCTGACCCCGGTTTCGTAAACGCATAAATAAATCGCAATAGAGATCGCTACGATGCACGACATGAGCAACACACGCAAAGAAATCGCCGCCCGTCTTGGATTTGCTGCCGGGAATGGCGCAAAGGCAAAGTTTGGTCGCTTTGATACAGAATTCAAGTTTCTTGATTTTCAGATTATGCAGCAGCCCGACCTTGCTCAGAAGAACGTCATTGCTCTTGCTGAGAAAATGGGCGCAATGTCCAACATCACCAAGGATGAAATGGACGGGCTGATGCGGGCGGCTAAGTGGCTCAAAATGGAGTCGCAAGTTAAAAGCGCATATGAGTCTGCCCGTTCACGGATGTCCCGCCCCGGCGCAAAGGCATCATTCGGACGCGCCGAGGACGTTTACCGCCTCCTTGAGACGACCCCTAGTAGTTACAACAACGCCAAGAAGCTTGACGCGCTCGCTACTGAAGCCATGCGCCTTGCCAACATTACGCCCGCAGGCAAGAATGTCAGCCTGCACGAACTAGCGGAGATGGTCGGACAAGACCTTGAAGGCGACCGCTCACGCGCCTCCCGCCCCGGCGAGAAGGACGAGTTTGGAGGCATGAAAGGTTTAGGCGATTGGACTGTTGGCTTTACTGATGTCATGAAAGAAAGAATTGCACAGCTGAAGCAGCTTGCGAAGTCATTAAAAGCAACAGTTACTTTGGGTCGCTTATCTCCAAATGGAATGTACAGCGGCACGGTCAACCGAAGATATGGACCAATGGAACCACCTGATCTTATGGCTCCTAAAAAGGTTGAGCAGTTAATTAAATCGCTTGGCGGATATGAAAATGACAGTTGGCGTTACAACGCCCGCCCCGGCGCGAAGACCCGCATGACCCGCGAGCAGACCGAGGAGCAGAAGGCAGGGCTGAAAATCATGTCCGCCGTTTCCCCAGCCGTCGGCGCGAAGATCGCCAAGCTCATCAAAGAAGGCAAGCCACAAGACCAAGCGGTCGCAATCGCGCTCGACATGAAGCGCAGAGGAGAACTGTAAATGCCCGTAATCAACACCGCCCAAGAAAACTTTCGTAGGGTATCGGTCGCTGATGTCCCTGCAACCTACACCGCAGCGCAGGCGATTCTCCTGCAAGCCGCCCCGGCTAGTACGACCGGAAGCGCCCTGCTGTGGGACATTAACACGTCATCGGTGAGCGGGACGAACCCTTCGCTCCTGTACGTCATGCCGTTCATGGTGGCGGCGACCACCGCGCAGACCGCCATCGGTATGCGGCTCCTCGGCTGGCGCAAGTACCTTGATACCGCTGGCACGCTCGCGGGTGTCACTATTGCAGACACCGCAGGTAACTTCACCTGTAACGCGAACGTCCTTGTAGTCGGGCAAGCCGTGACCATTACCGGAACACTCGGCGGTACGGGAACGATCACCGGGTACAGCAGCCCAACGACCTACTACATCATTGCGACGAACGGCTCAACGACCTTCCAGCTCTCCGCGACACTCGGCGGAACTGCAGTCGTCACCACCGCAGGCACGCCGACAGGCTTGCAGTACACGCGCACGACTGGTACGGGCTTTTGGTATATGCCAACCGTCCTCGCAGACTTCACGCTGACATTCACAAGCGGAACCGTCCCGAACTACACGATGGATGGCGCTCTCAACACGCGCACCTTCTCGGGCATCACGCAGGTCGCTGGAACGCCTGCGGCCAACCTGTACTCGCCTGCTGGCGCAAACGTGGAACCCGCCTACGCGATGGTTGACGTTGCCGGGGCTTCTTACGTCACGGCGCAATTCAAGTCGAGCGGCACGCCAACTATGGGAACCTTTTGGGCTAACCTGTAAATGAATCGAGCGAACCGTCCACGAATGGCGCGAATTCCCGGCTCGTCTTACGACAGCCGGATGATGTCGCGCTTTAGTGGAGTAACCATTACTATCGCCGACGTACTAGTTGTGGCTGGTGGTGGCGGCGGTGGAAGGCCGTCGAACAGCAGTTACGCAGGCGGCGGCGGTGGTGCGGGTGGTATTTCATACACGTCGCAGACCCTTCTGCCAGCCACTACTTATGCAATCGTTGTTGGCGGAGGCGGATTGGGTGCTACCGTCACTTCTGAAAAGGGTGCTAACGGAAGCAATTCAACGGTTTCTATTCTAAGTTTGACAGCTACGGGCGGCGGCGGCGGTGGTAGCGCCGGAACTGGCTTTGAAAATGGTGCAAACGGTGGTTGCGGCGGCGGCGCTAACGGTGCTGCGGGAAAGATTGGTGGTACTGGCAGTCAAGGCTTCAAGGGCGGCGATGCTGGTGACGGCAATGCTCAGTATCGAGGTGCTGGCGGCGGAGGAAACCAAGCCGCAGGAGCGAACGGTGGTAGCGCAACTGCAAACGGTGGCGCTGGCGGTTCGTACTTCTCCACTAACTACGCAGGCGGCGGCGGTGGTGGTGCTGCTGGCGGTACTCCCGGAACTGGCGGCATAGGCGGCGGTGGTGATGGCGGTAGGTCTTCATCACAAACAGGTGTAAATGGAACGGCAAACACGGGCGGCGGCGGCGGCGGCGGCGGCAACAACGGATCATCAAACGGCCCGGGAGGTGCGGGTGGCAAAGGCATTGTCCGTTTCCGCTATCCCGGAACACCAGTTGGTTCTGTTACTGGTGCAACAAACACGACAACACAATCTGGCGGTTTCACCTTCCATAATTTCTTGGAAGATGGAAATTTGGTAATGACATGAGCCTAGGGCTAACCACATGATCGACCTGAAGCCAACGACCGAGATGGCATCAAATGCTGCCCGTGGCCTTGAGCTGCGAGAGAAGCACGGCAGGGGTGGCACGGAGATCGGCGTAGCGCGGGCGCGTGACATCAAGAACCGGGCAAACCTGTCACCCGAAACCGTGCGCCGCATGGTGTCCTACTTCGCTCGGCACGAGGTTGACAAGCAGGGCGAGGGATGGGGCAAGGATTCCGCTGGCTATATCGCTTGGCTCCTGTGGGGCGGCGATGCTGGCAAGGCATGGGCAGAGCGCAAGGACAAAGAACTCGACCGCAAAGAGGAGAAGACCGTGAACGCAAAGACATCTCACACCGTTTCTGAAGACGGCGACAAAGTCACCATTGAGGGCGTGGAGTTGTTTATGGCTTTTGATCCAACCATCGACGACGGCGACGCAGATCCAGAGCTGAAGCGTTTCAACAACAAGCGCCTCAAGGACATCGTCGCTAGTACGCGCAAGCACATGGCTCGCGGCTCGTTCCCTCGACTCGTCATCATGCACGAGAAGGACGGCAAGGAACCGAAGTCCGCTGTCGGTCGATTCCCCACAATTTCCTACGAAGAACGCGATGGGATTGGGTACATTGTGGGCGACATGGAATGCCCTCGCAGCATCTTCGACGCATATATCGCTACTAACGCGTTTCCGCGTCGGTCGGCTGAGATCTGGTCAGGCTCAAACCATCTCTCCGAGGTGGCGTTGCTTGGGCGTGAAACCCCGCGCCGCCCTCTCCCGGACACCCATTTCACCCGCAAGGGCGAGAAGATCACTTGTTCAAAGTCCAACCATGACCTCGTCGGGGCTGGTGGTGGACTCAATACCTTTGTCCCGACGACTACCAAGGAGGAGGCCAGCATGGCATCCAGCGACGATATGCGCGAGGAGTTGGAGGCCATGAAGTGCGCCATCTCCGATCTTTCGGCAATGATGAAGAAGAAGTTTGCGGACGACTCGGACGATAAGGACGAGATGGCTGAGGACGACGATGAGATGAAGGACGAGATGGCCGAGGAAGACGGTCAAGTCCACATCGACATTGAGAGCCATGACATTGAGGAAGGCGAAGACGAAGACGAGGCGGAGTCGGTGGTCGCTAGCCGATCCACCTACGCGCTTCGCTCTGAAAACGCCCGTCTCAAGTCGCGGTTCGCCCGACTCGAAGCCGAGTTGAAGCGCGAGAAGTTCGAGCGCGAAGTGGAGATCATGGAGCAGGAGGGCTACCGCATCCCAGACTCACAGCGCGCCGCGCTTGTTGGTCAGTTGCAGGCCTCCCGTAACCCAGTCGAGCTCCTTGAGTCATGGCGCGACCTGTTCGCCCGCGACCCAATCGGAACCAAGATTGATATGAGCCGAGCAGCCCTGCCGCGTGGCATGGACATTGGTGACGTTGGCTCACTCGTCAAGCAATTTGCTGGCAAGCCTGAAGAGTTTGCCCGTGCAATCAACTCCCGAATGAAGGGATAAAAGGAAACAACAATGCTTCAATTCTCTCCAAATCTGATCGCTGGCGCTGACATCCTCCCATTCCGCCTCTGCAAGGTTTTCTCGTCTTCGACGGTTAGCTTTGGTGGCGCTCCAGCAACTGCCGTGACCGACTTAGTTGTGGGCGTGACCGACGGTTCAACCCGTCGATTCGACGCTACCCTCCATGCAGCATCGGCTACTGGCGACCCGATTTCCCTTCAGCCATCGAACTGCGTGCAGATCGTGGCTGGTGCGGCAATTACCAACGCTGGTACTGGCTTAATTCCAACAACGGATGGCAAGGTAATTACGGTAACTAGCGGCAATATGCCGATGTTCGTTTCCCTTGAACCTGCTGCAGGCGATGGAACTATCTTCTGGGCTTACCGCCTCCCCGCAACCAAGACACTCGCTTAATTAGCACTCGAAAGGAGGTCATCAAATGGCCTATGTAACAGTCGGAGGCGGTCTAAATACCTACGTCCCCTCCACCAACGCGCTCGCAACTGGCGCTCTCCAAGTTGAGTTCACCCGTGCGGTGAATTCGTTTGCCATCACCCGTTACGCTCAAATCGTTGCCTGCAATCAGCAGACGGGGTACTACCTGCGTCTTAATTCAGACGACAACGTCCGCGTGACCGACGTTAACGAATTCGCTTGGCCTCTTGGTAACGACCGCCCGGTCGGCAAGATGAACGAGCATGACTTCGTTACCTTCACGGCTCAACGCTTTGCCTTCCCGTTCTACATTCCGAACGAGACGGTCAAGCAAGCCGCGTG